CATTGGGGTGTCAGCGACCACTGGCAGAAACGACGGCGACAACCTGTACGTCTTCACCACCAGCAGCAGTTTTGAATCCGAAAAACCCTACTCAAAGTTTGCAGCATTCACCCACCTCAACTGTGCAGGCGATTACAGCATCGCAGCGAAACAGCTTCGCAGCCAAGGATTTGGCAGCATCAGCCTGGTACCAGCACCCCACCAACTCAACCAGTTTGAAGCCCAACTGCCACCAGTTCAATACGATGCCGAAACAGGCGAAATTGTGGACGGCGACACCCGTCACGATCTGATGGTGCAAATGGCTGCCGAAGAAATGCGCATCCGAAGGGAAGCCAAAAAGGTGGTGGATGAAGAAGACCACGTTGCCACATTTCGTGAACCTTTGATTGTGCGAAGCCTCACAGACGAGCTGCTGCTGCCCGAAGAAGGACCACGGTGGGCTGTTGACCAACTCATACCAGCAGGAGCCAACATCCTTCTGACAGCCGCCTACAAGTCAGGAAAGACCACACTCGTCAACACCCTAGTCAAATCGCTGGCAGATGACGAACCTTTCCTAGGCAAGTTTGTTCCAGTCCCCCACGATGGTCGCATAGTCATTTTCAACTATGAAGTTGAAGCCCGCCAATACCGTGAATGGCTCAAAGACGTCAACATGATCAACACCGACAAAGTAACCCTTGTCAACCTACGAGGAATGAGACTTCCACTCACCAGCGGCAAAGTTGAAGACTACGTTGTCCAAACCCTCAAAGACCTCGACTGCCAAACATGGATAGTAGATCCGTTCGCCCGAGCATTTGTAGGCAGTGGAGACGAAAACTCCAACAGTGAAGTCGGAACCTGGCTAGACACATTGGACGTCATCAAAGAATTGGCAGGAGTAGACAACCTCATCCTCCCAGCCCACACTGGTAGAAACCAAGAACAAGGAATCCAACGGGCACGAGGAGCGACACGACTCGACGACTGGGCAGACGTGCGTTGGCTACTCACCAAAGACAAAGACGGCAACCGCTGGTTCTCAGCCAACGGGCGTGACGTAGACCTCGAAGACAGCCTGCTCCAATACAATGAGGCAACCCGAAACATCACCCTCAACGACATCAACCTCACCCCACAACAATCCAAGCTGCAAACCCTCGTCCACAAAATTATCCAAATTGTCACCGACAACCCTGGCATCAACTCAACCCAACTATTCAACGAAACCGGTGGGCACAAATCAGACTTCAACGCAGCCCGCGACCAAGCCACCAGCCTCAACCACATCCGTCAACAAAACGTGGGCAACGCCCGCATCTACTATCCAGCAGGAATCAAAGCCTGGAATCCTGACCAAGGGGAAAACAATGCAATTAGTTCATGGTGACTGTATCGCCGCAATGAAAAACCTTCCCGACAACTCGGTTGACTCCATTGTCACCGACCCGCCCTACGAGCTTGGATTTATGGGCAAGTCATGGGATGCCAGCGGAATTGCTTTCAACATTGAAGTTTGGCAAGAGGCGTTGCGTGTTCTCAAACCTGGTGGACACCTCATCGCTTTCAGCGGATCGCGCACCTATCACCGCATGGCAGTTGCCATTGAGGATGCAGGGTTTCAAATCCGCGATCAAATCATGTGGGTTTATGGGTCAGGCTTTCCGAAGTCGCTTGATATTGGAAAAGCAATTCAAAAAGCAAGTGGCGTTGAGCCAATCGGATTCAAGGAAAACAAAGATGAGAAAGTCTTTGGCGAAGGTTGGAACGCAACGCCGCGTCAATTATTCATGCCACCACTCGAAGGCGAAGCGAAGCAATGGCAAGGCTGGGGAACGGCGCTCAAACCCGCCCACGAACCGATGGTTCTCGCTCGCAAGCCGATTGAAGGCACAGTTGCCAACAATGTGCTGACTTGGGGCGTTGGCGGGTTGAACATTGATGGCACAAGGGTTCCAAGTGACGATGCTTTTGGTGGCGGCGCAAAAGGCACAAGCGGATTTGCGGCGGGATATGAAAATGACGGATGGGTTCCAGGCTCTCCTCAGGGTCGCTTCCCCGCCAATTTCATTCACGATGGTAGTGATGAGGTGCTGGCGTTGTTTCCTTATACTACAAGTGGCAAACCTGCGGGCAAGAAAAACATTGGAAATGGTTATCACGGCAACTTTGGAAGCATTGATGACATTGGTTACGCCGACAGTGGCAGTGCAGCCCGATTCTTTTACTGCGCCAAAGCCAGCAAACGTGACCGCAATGAGGGGCTAGATGGGTTTGAGGTCAAGGAAATCGGCGCAAAGGGCAACGGCTTAGCTCGTAAATGCGCCACTTGCAGCGCCTCAGTCATTGAGGGTTGTGAATGTCCTGACCGCACTTTCGTCAATCCCACTCGCGCCAACCACCACCCCACAGTAAAGCCAACAGACCTCATGCGCTACCTCGTCAAGCTCATAACACCACCAGCAGGAACCGTCCTCGACCCCTTCATGGGAAGCGGATCAACAGGCAAGGGCTGTGCCATAGAAGGATTCAACTTCATCGGAATAGACCAATCAGACGAATATGTGGCCATCGCAAAAGCCCGAATTGAAGCTGCCGGTGGCACATTCAATGACTAACAAAAACGGACAAATAGAATGTCTAGACCACTTTGGTCCAATGGACCAAATAGTTTGGTCCAATAGTTCGGACCTATGTAATAGGTCCGCTATTGGTTTCAATGTACAGACCAGCCTACAGACCAAACCACAGACCACAACTTCCACACCATGACACAACCCACCCCAACCCGATGCACCCGATGCCTAGCACCAGTATGGCGAGACCATTGGGCAGGACTCCACTACAACGTAGACATCACCCCACTCAACCCCATTCAAGAACTTGAAGCCCAACTCAAAAAACTGCCAACCTACAAAGTCAAACAAATCGGCAAACACTGGCAGCTTGAACCCCGAAACCAATACACCATCCAAACCCAAACCCAAACCCAAACCAACCCCATCATCCTCAGTGAACACAACTGCCCCCAACCCCAAGGACTACACCCCAACTACTTCCCAACCCCACCCACCAGCCAGCAGGAAGGATTCCCATTCTGATGATCACCAGCAAATGCGTCCTCTGCAACCGACAACACCGGCAACCCCACACCGGCAACCCCAGCAACATTTGCCCCAACTGCGTCCACTCAGCCCGACTCCAACTCACCGAACTCCTCGACCTCTACCTCGAAGCACACAACTGCCTACAACCAGCCAAAGGCGGCCAACACTCCAACAGCGGAGAACCAACCCTTGGCGTCAACATTGCAGCCCTCGACTTCATCAGCGGCAAAGACATCCTCAACTTCCTCCACGGATGGGAACGCATCATCCGCGAAGACCTCAAACTCACACCACCAGCATTTGTCAAAGCCCAACCCACCACACAACTCGAAATCGAAACCTCCACCACATTCCACAAACACCACCTCAACTGGATAACCACACAACCATTCTCAGACGACTACGCCAAAGAACTGAAAGACCTACACCGGCAAGGAACCATCGCAGCACAAAGGCTCATACAACCCGTCAGACGAATCAACTGTCCTGGCACCAAAGACAATGACCAACCCTGCCTCAAACTTTTGGCAGTAGACAACGCCGAACTCGAAACCACCATCCACTGCACCCGATGCAAAACCCACTGGACAATCGGCCGCCTCGTCACCGTTGCGATGGCAGACCCGCAAGCCACCATCTACCTCGACACCGAAGCAATCGCCATGTGGTCAGGACTACAAGAACGATCCGTGCGACGCATCTGCACCAACAAAAACATTCGCCGCATCGGCAGCCTCTATGAACTTCACGACTTCACCAAACACCATGCCTCATAAAGTTGACAACCATGTCCGATACGTGTGCTACGATGTCCGCGTTCAAGCGGTGTGCCTAGAAAAAGGCAGCCGCTATCGTCACAACTGGAGCAGCTGATGGTCACACTCGATGACACCATCACACTTGACGACATAGACGAAGCCCTCACCCATGCGTCCCAAACCACAAGGACAACCAGCAACATCAACGCAATCGAACAAACGCTCAACCAACTCCTCGACGCAAGACTGGAGCGGACCGCATGAAAATCTCAATAAGCATCGAAAACGTATTCATAGAACTAGACGATGAAACAGCACGCCCGTCACTCGATGCCATTGAGTCGCTACTCACCCGAACAGTCAATGCAGCAGTAGACGCCTGGTCAAGAACCGAAGGCGACTACACAGAGTTCACCGAAGACGACGACAATGACGATGATGAACAAATCATCACATCCGACACTGAAGAACGAGATGTCTAAGGTTCCCTGCCTAGATTGCGGAACACCAACAACCGGCAGTCGCTGCCCAGCCTGTTCCAAACTCAGACTAGAAACATTACCCACCAGAATTCGCGCCAGCAAAAATGCTAGAGGATACGGGGGGTCTTGGTACCTCATCCGCCGCCTAGTACTCGACCGCGACCGTTGGACCTGCTATCTCTGCGGCAAACATTTATCAGGTGCCGATGCAACAGTTGATCACATCAAACCAGCATCAACACATCCCGAGCTACGCACCGACCCAAGCAACCTGTCAGCATGCTGCCGCTCCTGCAACAGTCGCAAACGCAACAAATAACAAACACACACACATATACACGCCATAGACGGTGGCATATCGTTTTTTCACACACACACGCCAGTACCCACTGCCCTATCCTTTCTCATGCACCTGCGAAAGTCAGAGGTCGGTTCTCAGACAAGGACTTTTGCAAATGGCACGAACTGGCAGACCACCAAAACCAACCGAAATCAAACGCGCCACCGGCAACCCTGGACAGCGCAAACTTCCTTCGCTTGCATCGGTTGTTGTTTTGCCAATGGCTGACGAAATCCCTCAACCACCAGCAGGTTTGGAAGATGCCGGTTTGACTTTGTGGTGTCGAGCTTGGTCGTCTGCAATCACCTGGTTGTCACAGGATTCAGATTTTTCAGCAATCGAAAACGCTTGCCGAATTGCCGATGCACTAGCATTGGCCGAAGGCAAATACAGGGCAACGTTGGATTCAGCTGACGGCCGCTTGTTGGTTGCTTTGCACAAGTCAATGGCTGAGTCGCTTTCCTCACTTGGATTCGATCCAGTCAGCCGTTCACGTCTAGGGGTTGCAGAGGTCAAACGTGTCAGCGCACTCGACGAACTCATCGCCAAGAGGCAAGGCCGCTAAGGGTTGGCCTCCTCGCTATTTGACTGAGGTTCCTGCGGCCGATTTGAAACGGTCTCGCGGGGATGATGTAGTTGATTTTGCTGAGGCGTTGTGCAAGATTACAAAGGATTCGGTCGCTGGTCATGCTGGCGACCCAATGATTTTCCGAGGTTGGCAACGTGAGCTGACTCGCAACCTTTTTGCTGTTCGTCCCGATGGGAAGTTCAGACACAAAGTTGGCCTGATTGGTTTGCCCCGTAAGAATGGCAAGTCGGCGTGGCTTTCCGCGCTGGCCTTGGAACACCTTGTGCTTGGTCCGCAGGGTGGCGAGATTTATTCTTGTGCTGCGGATCGTGAGCAGGCACGCATTGTTTTTGGTGCTGCCAAACGCATGGTCGAAATGCAACCTGAATTGTCAGAGATTTTGACGGTGTATCGGGATGCAATTTACAACCCCAAAACTGGTGCCACTTATCGTGCGCTTTCTTCCGAGGCTTTCACTAAGGAAGGTTTGTCGCCAACGCTGGTGGCATTTGATGAGTTGCACGCACAACCAAACCGCGAACTGTTTGACGTGATGTCGTTGGCGATGGGTGCCCGCAATGAGCCAATGCTGATTGGCATTACCACTGCCGGTGTAAAGGTTGACCCAACGGGCAAAGACTCGTTGTGTTTCAGCTTGTACGAGTATGGCAAGAAGGTTGCTTCGGGTGAAGTTGAGGACCCGTCGTTTTTCTTTTCGTGGTGGGAACCCAAAGACCCTGCTGCGGATCATCGTTCCGCTGTGACGTGGGATGAGTCGAATCCTGGCTTTGATGACATTGTTGCTGCGGAAGATTTTGAGTCTGCAGTAAACCGAACTCCTGAGTCCGAGTTCCGCACGAAACGTTGCAACCAGTGGGTGTCCACATCGGATACTTGGTTGCCTGTGGGAACGTGGGACAACTGCACTGAACCAATGGATGTTCCTGACGGCACCGCAATTGTGTTGGCTTTTGACGGTTCGTTCAATGGTGACTGCACCGCAATTGTGGGCGTGACGGTTGCTGAGGTTCCGCACGTTTTTGTTGTTGAGGTGTGGGAGAAACCTGACGGCGAATCTGCCGATTGGCAGGTGCCTGTTATGGATGTTGAGCAGGTCATTCGTGATGCTTGCAAACGTTGGCAGGTTGAGGAAATTGCTTGCGATCCGTACAGGTGGGCAAGAACTTTTCAGGTGTTAGAAGAGGAACAGTTGCCTGTGGTTTTGTTTCCACAGACTGCTTCTCGGATGACGCCTGCGACTACCCGTTTCTTTGAGGCGGTGATGAACAGGTCAATGACCCATGATGGCGATGCACGTTTGTCGCGCCATGTTGGTAACGCAACTTTGCGAGCTGACAATCGTGGTGCGCGTTTGGCTAAGGAAAACAAAAACTCGACCCGCCGAATTGACCTTGCAATTGCAAGTGTTATGGGTTTTGAACGTGCAGCATGGTGGGTGAGTCAAGGTGGCTCAATCCCAATGGTCTTTGACCCGTGGTCAATGGAGGATTCATGAATCGTGAAAACATCACTTCGGTGACTGAGTTGATTGGAGCAAGCCTTGTGACTGCTGGTGTTGGTGCCATCTTTGGTGTTGGTGCAGCTCTCATCTTTGCCGGTATTGCCTTGATGGCGTTCTCTTGGTTGGCTGCCAAATGAGTCTTCTAAAGCGTGCAGCTCTTGCCGGTCGTTACGGCCAGTTCAACAACTATGTGTCCCCGCTTTCGCAACTGTACGGCCAAACAACTATCACTTCAGGTGCTGGTGAACGGGTTGATGAGTGGACTGCACTTGGTCTTTCGTCAGTGTTTTCGGCTGTCACTTTGTTGTGTGATGCGGTTGCTTCGTTGCCTTTGCGTGCCTATCAGGTCGCCGATGGCAAACGAACTTCTGTTCCGCTGCCAATGATTTTGGCTGACCCTGATCCTGCATCGGGCACTAACTCGTTTGAATTGGTTCACCAAATCATGGCGTCGCTGTCGTTGCATGGCAACACCTACCTGCACATTGACCGCGACCGTAGCGGAAACATGATTGGTGTTGTGCCGCTGCATCCGTACCAAATGCAGGTGCTGCCCACGGCTGACATGACTTCGCGAAAGTATCTTCATCTTGGAAATGAAATGCCTTCCGAGGACATCATTCATATGAGATATTTCACGCCACCACAGTCTTTGGTTGGTGTGTCCCCTTTGATTCAAGCTCGCAATCTTGTTGGTTTGTCGCTGGCTATGGACCGTCATTTGGCACAGTTTTATGCTGAAGGTGCAACCCCATCTTCGGTGTTGGAAACAGATCAAAAGTTGACCAACGACCAGGCACAGATTATTCGCAACACTTGGGAAACAACTCATAAACGTCACCGCCGTCCAGCGGTGTTGTCTGATGGTTTGAAGTGGCGTGCAATTCAGGCGTCTGCTGCTGACCAGCAAATGATTGAAACCCGCGAACAGTTCATCCGTGACATTGCCCGCGTGTTCCGTATCCCATCGCATCTGATTGGTGCGAAGGGTGATGGTCAGACATATCAGAACGTTGAGCAGGCTTCTTTGAACTTCCTTGTCCACACAATCACCCCGTGGTTGCGTCGCATTGAAATTGGTTTGTCACGTTTGTTGCCTATTGGCACCGATGTTGTGTTTGATTTTGGTCCGTTGTTGCGTACTGATGCTATGACTCGTGCCCGTGTGAACTCTGTCAATGTGGCAATGGGTGCACGCACACCTAATGAGGTTCGTTTGCAGGAAGGCTTTGAGCCTTATGTTGGCGGCGATGTGTTCAACCAGGCAATGGCCGGTGCGATTACTGCTGGCGGTTTGATTGACCCATTGGGTGAAGACCAAGAAGTTGCAGCCCCAATTATGGGAGTGTTGGACTAATGGCAAACACTTATCGAATCCCGAAAGATGTTCAGCAAGAAACTGAATCCAACACAACCGAGTTGGGTTTGGCTGTTAGATCCGCAGAGCCTTTGAGTTTCAGCCAAGTGGTTGAGATGCGGGCTTCATGGCAGGGGTTAGCAGGCCAAGAGTGGTCTGGAAAAATCATTGCCGAAGCGCAGAAAGAGACACCGATGCAGAAACGCGACATGGCTGGAGAACTTCCAGACCTTCCCGAAGAACTCACAGAGCTGCTGGCTGACACCATCACTTTTTACCTGCGTGCACATGGCGCACATTGGAATGTTGTTGGCACAGACTTTGCTGAGTATCACAAACTGTTCGCCGACATTTACGAAGACGTGTACGGGTCTGTTGATCCGATTGCTGAGAACCTTCGCAAGTTGGGTTCCTTCGCACCGTTCCAGTTGCCTGCACTTGTTGGTCTGCGTTCGTTGGCTGATACCAATGTTGGTACTGATGCCCGCGCTTTAGCAACCGACTTGTTGGCTGCGAACGATGTTCTCATTGAGGAAATCTCTGAGACGTTCAATTGCGCCACCGCACATGGCCAGCAGGGTATTGCCAATTTCTTGGCCGACCGTCTTGACCGGCATCAAATGTGGAAGTGGCAGTTGTCTGCTTCGCTTGGTGTGGAGTCTGATGGCACCGATTTGTCTAGTGAAGTTGAAACCATTGAAGAACCTGGCGAAGCTGTCGTTGAGGTTCCTGTCGAAGGAGAACTGTTGCCTCGTTCCGCGAATGACATTGTTGAAGAACGCAAGTCTGCTATTGCTTCGGCTGAACGTTTGACAATGACCGCCGAGGTTCGGGCAATGACAACCACTGACGGTTCTTTGCGAATTGGTGGTTATGCCGCACAGTTTGGTCAAGAGGCCACTGGTCTTTCGTTCCGTGAAGTCATTGCACCTGGTGCTTTCAAACGGTCTTTGGCTGCTGCCGAACCTGTGTTTTTGCTTGTCAACCATGACACCGACTCGTTGCCTTTGGCATCAACTCAGGGTGGCACTTTGTCTTTGTCTGAGGACGCTGTTGGTCTTCGTATGGAAGCCGACTTGGATCCTAAGAATCCGCGTGCACAGGAACTTGTTTCTGCGCTGTCCCGTGGCGATGTTGACAAAATGTCGTTTGCTTTCACTGTCGCCCCTGGTGGTGAAGTTCGTGATGCCGGTGTCCGTACTTTGACAGATTTGAACCTGTTCGAGGTTTCGGTTGTCACTTGGCCTGCCTACGATTCCACCACTGTCGGTATGCGTTCCGCATCCGATGAGGATTTGCAACTTCGCAAACGCAAAATTGCGTTGTCGTTGAAGCTGCACAACCTCCGCTAAGTTCACCAGTATCCGCTGGTGTTTTACCCTCGACGCAGTTGCCTCGACGGTTTCCATTCCCATCTCTAAGGAGAACCCATGTCCATGTTGGACAACCTCCGCGAAGCACGCGCAACTGCCGCTGCTGCTGCGGAATCTCTACTTAGTGGCGAAGAAGTTTCTGTCGAAGCTTTGGATGCTGCTGAGGCTCGTTCCGTTGAGATCGCTGATCTTGATGGCAAAATCTCTAAGGCTGAAGCACTTGAAGCCCGCACAGCAGAATTGGCAGCCTCACGCGCTGCTGCTGGTGTGAAGACTTTTGGTTCAGCTGTTGTCACTCGTGAAGAACGCACCTACGAAAAAGATGGCAACAACTCTTTCGTCCGCGACATGATTGGCGCAACCCTTCGCAACGACCAAAACTCTTGGGCACGTTTGCAGCGTCATCAGCAGGAAGCAATTGTTGAATCACGCGATATCAGCCGCACCGATGGTGCGGGTGGAGATTTCGTTCCACCTATCTGGTTGATGAACGAATACGCCGAGTTTGCTCGTGCTGCCCGCGTCACCGCTGATCTTGTAACCAAGATGGCACTACCTGCCGGTAAACATCATTGCCGGATTGCTGCGTAAGTAGCAACTTAGAACATCGCTATATCGGTGAAACTCCTTCGTCAACATCAACGGGACAATACCGAGGCAACCTGAGAACTTCAGAGAGTCCGTAACGACTACACGCGATGCCCCTAGAAATAGGGTGAAGATATAGTCTGAACTCATCATCAATGAAAAAGGATGAGAGCTAAGCAGAAATGACTTAGCCGCAATTCGGATTGCGTAACAATTTTGACTGATTCAATCAACATTCCGAAAATCACCACCGGTACTTCAACGAGTTTGCAAACTTCTGACAATGCTGCGACTACAACTCGCGACATGGTTACTGGTGTTGCAACTGCTCCAGTCCGTACCATCTCAGGCTACGAGAACGTTTCGATTCAGCTTGTGGAACAATCACCTCTCGCTGGCGGTCTTGACCGTTTAGTGTTTGGCGATCTCATGGCCGATTACGCTTTGCAGTTGAACACTGCTGTCGTTGGCAATGGTGATGGAACTAGCGGAACTTTCCGTGGTCTCATCAACCTTGGTGTAGATACCACTAACGGTATTCCAACCACATGGACTGAAGCCACACCAACCGGTGCTAATGGTCTGAAAGCAATTGCTCAGGCATTGTCATAGATTGCTAACAACCGTTTCAAGCCAACCGAAGCAATCGTCATGAACCCTTCAGTGTGGTACTGGTTGCAGTCACAGACTGACTCTTCAGGTCGTCCGCTCGTTGTTCCAACGGGTGCAGGTCCATTCAACGCCGCAGGCGTTGTGTCGGCTGCTGGCGGATCTGCTGGTCTTGTCGGTACTGCCGCAGGTGTCCCTGTTTACATTGACGCCACCTTGCCAAAGAACTATGGCGCAGCCACCAACCAGTCCCCAATTTTGGTTGGCAAGTTCTCTGACTCGTACCTGTTCGAATCAGGTCCTAAGACCCGCGTTCTTCCTGACGTCCTGTCCGCAAACCTCACGGTTCGTTTTCAGGTCTACGGATACGCAGCTCTTGCGCACCGTTTCGACAAGTCTGTCAGCGCCATCACCGGCACTGGTACAGTCGCACCTTCAGGCTTCTAGTCTGACCCGTCAGCTTGTCGCTGGTTGCCCCACAAAGGCAGCCAGCGACACGCTGACACCACAACACAACCAGGGAGCAACAACATGAAATCACTTTTCGTCGAAGGCTTAGAGACAGCCTTGTGGCTTGTAGAGAACAAAAGCATTTCCGCTTTGAAAGCGTTGATTGCTGAACATCACAACGGTATTTTAGAAACCACCGCAATCTTGCCCAATGTGGAAACCCGATGAAAGCACAAGACAAAGTTGTCATCGCCTTTCCACACTCAGGCAGCATTTCAACTGAACTTGCTTTGAGTTTCATTGACATTGCCCGCGAACGCAAACACCGCATAGATTCCATCATTGGTGTTGGCAACATTTCTTTACTGACCCGCAGTCGCAACCTGATTGTGAAACATTTTTTGGACGACACCAAAGCACAATGGTTGCTGATGGTTGATTCCGATGAAGAACTTTCCCTGCCAGTGTTTGACCTGTTGTGTGCAACAGCGAACGAAACTGAACGGCCATTTGTTGCCGGACTTGTTTTCGCCGCGTTCTATGAGGGCACCCAACTTCGACCTGTGCCTGTGATTTACCGCAACACCGAAGACCGAGGTTTGCAACCGTGGGACGATTATCCTCACAATCAGGTTGTGGAAATTGACGCATCGGGAACCGGCTGCATCATGATTCATCGCAGTGTGTTGGTGAAGATGCGTGAAA